CAGGAAGGTTAACGGTTGAAAAGTGGGAACAGCAAGACGGACAAAAACGAAGAAAAGTAACAGTGATCGCGGATTGTATCGGGAAGGATATACGATTTAAAAATCAAGATAACCACGGTTTTGGTGGGGAATCGTATCCAGAAGAAGCACCATTTTAGGCCATGTGTCACTGTAAGATGTGTAACCACAGGCTTAAGAAACCAGAATCAGTAAAGCGTGGTCTTGGGCCTAACTGCCAAAAGAAGTTTGAGGCAATGGGCAGCCCAGAGCAAACACAATTTGAGTTTAAGACAAGCAAATGGGACGGAATGAGCATGTTAGAGCAATACCGGATAATAAAAAAGCGATTGGGAGAGTGAGGACGTGAAAAAGTTTCAATATACACTTCATAAAGAGTTATGGAACTGGCTGGCTGACAATCCTGATAAAGAAAAATATCAATGGCCAAAGTTTATAGGAAATGGCGGCGATATTTCAATACCTAGTCATTATTGTTTTGCCTGTTGTTATGCGAAACATTGCTACGATATATATTTTGATTGCCCTTTAAAATTTAAAATGTACAAAAATGACTGTTTAGGCGGTATGTATTATTACTATGAAGAAGCTGTCGGAGAAAAACGTTCTATATACGCCAGACTAATAGCAAACCTACCAGTAAAAGAAGGTATTGATTACATTTAATTTTGCTGAGATATAGGGCAGACTAGCCCATGTTAGTATAACCAATTAGATTTTATGTATGTGGGGGCGGGGCGATGCGAGACAGTATACCAATTTGTAGAAGCATATTAAAACATTGGATTTTTGAAGACGCTGAATACTTAAAAGTTTGGTTAGCTATGTTAGCAAAGGCCCGCTACATACGAGAACCTAAAAAGATTATGTATCAAGGAACGTTGCATGAAGTTAACTATGGTGAGTTTATCTTTGGCCGGCCGACATGGTCGAATGATTTGAAGATAAGTGAAAATAGATTGCGGAAATTAATGAATTTATTGGTTGAAGAAAACATGATTGAGTTAGTAAAAAAGACCGGAAAATCTACAATTTATCGCATAACAAATTATGAAAAATTCAACCAGCAAGACAACCAGGAACAAGACCAGGAATATCAAGATGTTGAAGAATTCGACAACCAGCAAGACAACCAGCAAATAACCGACAGACCACCGACAGACAACCAACAAACCACCAATAATGAAGAAGGTATAAGAAAGATAAAGAAGGTTAAGAACAAATACGGCAATTTTAAAAATGTTCTTTTGACCGAAGATGAATTATTTAAATTGGAAAATGAGTATGGGGTTGGAGATACTAAAACAGCTATTGAATATTTAAGCGCATACATCGAAGAAAAGGGCTATAAGAGTAAAAGCCACAACCTAGCAATTAGACGATGGGTATTTGAAGCATCAATGAATAAGAAAAATAAACCAAAAGAACAGTTGCCGGAAAGGAAGTTAGCGGTACTATGATCGATTTCGAAACAGAAAAACAAATACTCGCATGTATGATACAGGACAAAGAGTGCTTAGAATCCGGTGTGTACGATGTTAACCCTGACCATTTCTCGCAAAAGTTCTGCAAAGATGTGTTCTACAAGATCAAGGAAATGTATGAAGCCAATATGACGGTTAATCCGGTTACGGTGGCGACTGAATTGCGGGACATTGTTCACGCCAACGGTACAACGTGGCTGCTGGTTAAAGATGCGTTATACAGCGCGGACAGCTTTAAATATCAAATTAAACGCCTTGAAGATAAATACAATACCAGGATCCTGGTTGAAGCGGCACAGGCGGCAATAAAGCAAGCTGACGAGGGCGGCAATATTCATGAAATTATAAAAAACCTTAGTGATTCGCTGGATAACATCAACATTGGTGAAGAGGTTGAAATAATAACGCCTAAACAGTTAGCGCACAGGATGCTAGAAACAATAGGATTAAGGCTTGGTAAGAAGACTAACGGCGGCATTTGCACAAGGTTTGCAAAGCTGAACAAAATAATTAACGGCGGGGTTTTGCCGGGGCAGTTATTAATGGTAGGGGCCAAGACCGGCGAAGGCAAGACAGCGTTTGCTATGAACTTAAACCACGATATAGCCGTTAAGCAAAAGATACCTAGCTTGTATGTTAATACCGAAATGAGCGACAAACAAATTGACTTTCGTAATTCAGCTATTCTTTGTGCTAAAACAAAATTTACTCATTCAGATTTTGCTACTGGAAATATGACGCAGGAAGAATATGATGGCCTTCCGGTTATGTTTGAGAGGATGTATCAATCCGGTTTCCACACAACTACACAGCCAAACTTAAACATCAATAAACTCATAAGCATAGCCAGAAAGTTTAAATCAAAAACAGGTATGAAATTTATGGTTGTTGACTATGTAGGTCGGATGGATACGACTGATTCTAAACTTTCCGAGTGGCAAGTATTAAAGAACATTGCTAAGAAGCTTAAAACCTTGGCACAACAGCTTGAAATAACGATACTAATGCTTGTCCAGATAAACGATGACGACAAAGTAAAAGGCGCAAAAGACATGAAAGACGAGTGTGATTTATTCGCTCACCTAAGACAGATGACACCGGAGGAGTTAGCTGAAAATCCTGGATTTAATTATTTCCTTGCGGTAGAGAAGAACCGGGACGGAATGACAGGGCTAATAAAACTAAAGTTTATCGGCGAAAAAATGTATTTCATAGGAGAGGATGAAGATGCAAAACTGGCTGAGAGACAACATGAACCGGGAACAAATACTCAAACTACAGGAAGTACGGGCGAGAGCACTTATGGCGGCAATTATAGGCAGGGCAAACAAAGAAAAATGCCGTTTGATGATTAAGGCGATAAACAGCAGGATAGAGGAATTGGCAATGGAGGGGGCGGCACAATGGGAAAGTCACAACGCGAGAAGGGAAAAAGAGGCGAGAGGGAACTCGCAAGTAAACTCCGTGAACATGGATTCACTAATGCTAGACGGTCAAAACAGTATAGCGGTGAGGGTGATGATTCTGCCGATGTGATAAAAGCCCTACCCGGGGTGTACATCGAGTGCAAGAGGGTAGAGAGATTAAATGTACCAGACGCAATTAAACAAGCTGTTAGGGACTCTGTAGACGGCGAGAAGGGCAAGCCGGGAGTATTCCATAGACGCAATAATGAACCTTGGCTTGTGACAATGAGGCTTGATGATTGGATTGATATATACCGTGAGTATTTTAGCGGTATGGAGGGATAAGGATGTATGCAACAGGACTAACTAGCAAAAAACCTAATCCTGAAATAGAAAAACAAGTACTTAAACTATATAACCAAGGATGCAGTGATGTAAAGATAGCTGGTATTGTCGGTGTTACATCGCCAACTATATCAATCTGGAGGAAAAAAAGAGGACTTCCATACAACAAAAGAGGCATACTTACCGCTGATGAAAAGAAAACATGCTTGAAATTGTACAAACAAGGTAAATCAGATGGAGAAATTTCTAGGGTTTCGGGTATCGCATTACACATGATATACAGGTGGAGACATAATGCGGGATTGTCAGCTAATGTAGGGATATATTCATACGGTGTTAGTTATAAGAAAGCATTACCACCGGAACAACATGAAGACGCAAGGTGCTTTTTAAGAGCGATAAAAGCGTTAAAGGATAACGGGTGCAAGAATATAGACTTAGACATGCTTAGAGAAGTTTATCAGCGTGTTAGGGAAATGTAGGGGAGTGTTGAGAAATGAACAACGACGAAGCAAGACAATATTTCAAGGATAAAGGGCTAACATACTCGGTTTTAAATACTCAAACAGTAAAACTCCTTAAAAATCTTGTACAGAAAGAAATTGACAAGCTGAAAAACGAGAAAAATGATTGCTGCTTAATTAGTATAAACCGTTTGCGACCTGTTAATAGTCAACTTTCAAATGGTTGGGTTGAACTCACTGTAAAAGGTGATTATTTCGATAATCGTGAAGCAATAACGTTTAATCGTGACGGGTTTATAGGGTTTGCAGGTTGGGCTAGTACGAAAAACTGTCAGCCGTTTATAGATGGCTTTATTAAATGGTGCGATGAGGTTAAGGGGAGTGTTGAGGATGGCAAGGGAACACAAATTCAGGAGAACTATTGAATGATTAGATGGGGGTGGGGTAGGTGCTGACAGAATACACGCTGTTCGGCGTAAGAGATAAAGTACAAATAGCAATTGACCGGATACGGCAGTTTGAGCCGCCAGAAGGGTACTATGTGGCGTTTAGTGGTGGCAAGGATAGCTGTGTAGTGCTGGACTTGGTTAAGAAGGCCGGGGTTAAGTATGACGCTCACTACAACCTGACAACGGTTGACCCTCCGGAACTGGTTTATTTTATCCGGGACCATCACGCAGACGTTGAGGTGCATAAGCCAAAGGAAACGATGTGGCAGTTAATTGTTAAGAAGCGAATGCCTCCACTCCGACAAGTTAGATATTGTTGTTCAATTTTAAAAGAGGGCGGAGGAAAGGATAGGGTAGTAATAACAGGAGTCCGTTGGGCCGAGAGCGTAAGACGTTCAAAACGCCGGATGGTCGAAACGTGTAGAACTAATAATTCTAAGAGGTTTTTGCATCCGATAATTGATTGGTCAGAGCTTGATATATGGGATTACCTTAGAAAAAATAATGTTCCTTATTGCTCGCTTTATGACGAAGGGTTTAAACGGATTGGGTGCGTGTTGTGTCCCCAGCAAAGTGGAGAAGGAATGAAACGGGATGCTAAACGATGGCCTAAATTAGCAGAAGCATATAAACGGGCATGTGTTAAGGCTTTTAACAAAAATGTTAAAGATAAGCGCGTTCAGAGAAGTTGGAAGTCTGGAGAAGACATGTACGAGTGGTGGATAAACAATAAGGCCAGCGAAAAGGTCGATCCAGACCAAACAGTGATATTCGAGTAAAACAAAAGAACAAGGCCCGCGTCATATCTGGCCTTGTGCAGTAAGGGTAAACATGAAGGATTGGAGTCAGTAATATTATCCCCGGATGTGCCGGGGTTATGTGGGAGGGGTAAGCAATGAGAGTAATAAGATTAACCAGTTTATCAGGTAAACCGTATTATTTTAACACAGATGCTATCACTTCTTTTATGGAAAATGCTGAAGGAAAAACAGCATTAAGTATATTAGAACCTGTTGAAGATGGGGCACAACCTTATTATTTAGTTAAAGAAACGCCTGAAATAATATGGGAAATGCTGAAAGATTTGGAGAGTGAAAAGCATGAATGATGTGATAGCCAAGATTGATCGGGGAGAGTTGGCAATAGCATTAGTAAAAATGTCAGAGCCAAAAGGGGAACCAACATTTTTTAGTGGAGAGAGATTTGATGATTCTGGGGAAGAACTCCTACGACTTGCTAAGCTGGGGCAGTCAATGCAGTGGATAGACGGCACTCCACCAGCGTTCGGGCCGGATGAACGCAAATGGGTTATCTTTGAATATCTAACACCATTTTTGAAGACAAAAGCTTATCTTACGGTATATTGGAACGGTGTGTCATACTGTGATAAAAAGGTGCGGTTTGCGAGAAAATGGATGCCACTACCTGAACCGCCTGTAGGTGCTGATAATGGCTAGAACGCTTAAAAACTGCCGAATAATTAGGCGTGGTCTATGGCTTGGTGTTGGCAAACCAAAGGTAGAAAACGGCAAGTGCGAAGGATATTGTACCAATGAAAGCGATGAAACGTCTGAATTATGCAAGCAATGTAGGCTTTTGAAGGAGGGCTAACAATGTATAGCGATAAGGCTATTGATAAGCTGATAGAAGCGATAAAACAAGACAGCGAATTTAGAGATGAATTTATGAACAGAATTTCAAGAATGGATTTTTGCCCAAATAGAGTAGGTTTAAAAAGGGATTGCCACTTGAATACTTGTTACGATTGTTGGCAGTACGCACTATCTACAGAGCCGGAGGAGGCTGACAATGGCTAAGATAACACCGGAACAGGCCATAGAAATACTACGAAGAATCATAGAAGACCCTAGCGAAGAAGATTTAGTACCAACTGAAGCTAATCAGATCATAGAAGCAATACGTGATATGAATAATGTAGTACAAGCGGCAGAAGATTTACTACGTGATTGTCGAGACAAAAATAAATGCTCTACACTATGCGAACCACCATGGGGTGAAGGATGTCCCAATATAGGTATTTGCAAGGCTTTACAACGATTGGAGGGCGGTAATAATGGATAAGATAGCACCGGAACAGGCCAAAACTAAATTACTGCTAATGGCTAGCATATTGGGTTATAACGATGACAATGAATTAGCGGATATAGCTAACATGCTGGATGATATGGCTAATGTAGTAAAAGCGGCAGGAGATTTACACCTATTAGGCTATGGAGAAAATTATTGCAAAGTTTCAACAGAATCAATGAAAAATTTACGTGATGCTTTAGAGCGATTGGAGGGCGGTAAGTGATGGACGGTAATACAGCGTTTGTGCTGTGTATGATAATATTTTCATCATTCTTTTGGTTGCCAATATTGTTATGTGGTATTGCCGGTATTGTTTCAGCGTGGAGAAAGGGGTGGTAAGTGATGGGTGAGTGTAAGCATTTATGGAAAAAGTATCTTGGATTTGCTGATCGTCCAGCCACAGAACGTCAATACTGTGCTAAATGCGGTATGGATAAGGAAACCTGGTTAGAACAAAACCTCCAACAGGCAGAGAAAACAATAGCGGATATGTTGATGTCAACCAAACCACTTGAAGAATATGAACGTCTACAGCGTGATAATAAGGCGTTAAGGTGTTGCGGGAATTGTATAAATGAATTTAAAAGATGTGATGCGGGAGAATGTTTTAAAAATGGATACTCGCATTGGGTAATCGATGGGAAGCTGGTGAATAAGGGTGAGTGATAAAAAGATATTAGAAGGAATATTAGAGGATTGTTATTTGATGAACATAGAAAAAAAATGGCCAAAAAGTGAAAAATGCGGGAGAGAATTATTACATTATGAATTTAGATCATATGAAGGGAAGCGAGTTCGAATCACAATAGAGGAAATAGAGGGATAACCCCTGCACTAAGGAGGATGACGATGAGTGAAAAATGCACCATATGTGGAGAAGAAATATTGATATATAAGAAAGACAAGCCAATATGCTTAAATTGTGATGAGTACGAATTAACGGAGGAGGCGACCCGCAATACAAAAACTGACTAACATACTATACAACATGCTGTGCACTTCGGTAGGGTGGATAATAATAATCTTGGTGGCTATAGCGATAAAGGAGGCGTTGTGATGGGTAGACGTAGTAAAGAAGCACAAAAGCGCAGGAGAGAGAAAAAAGAAGCTAAGAAATAATTAAAGGGGCGGATAACACCGCCCTATTGGTGTATTGATTATTATTTTGGGGAGGGGCATAAACATGAACGATGATGGAGCAAAAAGATTAATGTCAGCCATATTAAAAAGGGCTGTAGATGATTATGAGCATTCCAACGGTTGTCCGGAGTGGTGTACGGTAGAAGAGTGCAAAAATAAAAAAATAGATCACAATTTCTGTGATGCTAAAAAGTTTATCCATAGTGCATGGGCAGCTACACTATGCGAGAGTTTGGATTTAGATCATAAAAAATATGTAGAAGTCACGATGACAAAGGGAAAGATAAGCAAAGACACTTATAAATATATTGAATCTGAGTTAAGACATTATAAACAGACCTGCCGAGAATTGGAGAGTATGAAGAGAGATATAATTTTAGAGACTCCAGAGCAGCAGGAGGGACACAGTTCTACTCCGGGAGACCCAACAGGAAGCAAGACAGCTAAAATATTGCAGGACAAGCGTATACGGCGTTTAGAGGGCATTGTGAATGCTACAAGAAATGTGTACGAGCATTGCGATGAAAGTAAAAAGAAATTAATAGAAATGAAGTATTGGCAAAATAGATATACTGACCAAGGGATAAGTTATCATTTAGGGGTTGATGATAGAACAATTCGAAGGTGGAAACAAATAATCATTTATGCAATCGCTCAAGAATTGGGATATTTATAAAAATGTCCGGTAAATGTCCGTTTTTAACACTTTTTAAGCTATAAAATGGTATTAGTAAAGATATCAAGCAGCGACATTTGCGCTGACTAGATACATTGTTGTAGCCTCCGGTTATGGGGGCTGGTATGCTGGGCGGTAGTTGCTCGGCGAATTAATAAGAGCGGCAGGAGAATAACGGCGCGATAACTTACTGCCGCCGCGCGAGATTATAGCACTTGCCTATGCGAGTGCTTTTTATATTGGGGTGAGGTAATTGAATTGGTACACAGTAGACCACGGTAAAGCAGATAAAATAAATCTAATCACAATATCAGATACGCATATAGGAGACCCAAACCATTGTAATAAAACCTTGGATGAAACGCTGTACAAGGCAAAGCATACAGACGCTTATATCCTCCTAATGGGTGATATAATGAACAATGGTATTAAGTCCTCTATATCAAATTGTTATGAAGAAACCATGAGACCCAGCGACCAAGTGCGCTACGTGGCTAAGTTGTTTGAACCGTACAAGGATAAAATCATTGGTGCTGTAGAGGGAAACCACGAACGACGGACAACGAAAGAAGTAGATCAAAGCCCATGCGAGAGATATTGTGAGCGATTAGGTATTAAGTATTTCGGCAATGAGGTATTACTAAAGATTAGATTCGGCAAGAACCACAAGGGAGATCCATTAATATACTCTTTATACGCTACACACGGCAGCACAGGCAGTCGAACAGTAGGCGGCAGGGTAAACAGCCTATCAAAACTATCAGACATTATAACGGCAGATATACTCTGTCAGGCCCATACGCACCAGTTAAGCGTACATAACGAGGTAATATTAATACCGGACATAAGGGAGAACGTAGTAAGGGAACAGGTTATGAACTTTATTAGTACAGGCGGGTATCTCATGCGTGGCGGTTATGCAGCGCAAAAGGGGTACGCGCCTTTAAAATTAGGCAGCCCATTTATTGAGTTAAGCGGAAAACGAAAAGAAGTGCGGGTGACTATATGATATGGCTAACGTGAGATGTAAGCTAACAGACTGCAAATACCACGGGACGGAAGTATGCACCGCCCAACGTGTTTATATTGATGGAGTTGGGCAGGTAGAATGCTATGAGCCGATTATTCGGTCTACATTAGTGCATGAACAATTTAACCCTGGATGCACAAAGACAAGAAGCGGGTATAAGTCAAGCAGGGTAACGGGGGTGTTGCGGTAATGATAAAACATTGTGTTTGTGGAGAAGCGTTTGAAGACTGTTATGTACATAGATGCCCAAAGTGCGGGGCTGGTTATCTAAACCCTGAACTTGGCTCGAGCAAAATCACTGGTGTTGGCCCTGATGCTGAAACCGTAACCAATGAGCAGGGCGGTAAACAAAGCAAAGTATTATACGCCTTTGATGCGCTAGACCCCAAAGCTATGTTTGCAATGTGCAAGGTACTGCATGAGGGTAGACAAAAATATGGTGACGATGAGAACTGGCGTAAGATATCGGCACGAGAGCATATAAACCACGCCATTATTCATTTTATGGCTTATTTGGCTGGGGATACATCAGACGAGCATCTTAGTCATGCAATGTGTAGGGCAATGATGGCAACGGCGGTGGATATGAATGATACCAAAGATAAAGCGCATAGTTAATAAGCCGCTTATAAAGAAGATCCACTCAATAGGCTACTGCGAATACTGCGGTAGTCATTTTAATTTAGAGGCACATCACATAAAGAGCAGGGGTAGCGGTGGTGGTGATACTGACGATAACCTTATATGTCTTTGCTGGAAGTGCCATAGACTTGTACATGATGGAAATATAGGCAAAGGATCATTAAAAGATATTGTGAGGGTTAGAAATGAACATAGAGACATTACCACCTGCACAGCTAGATAAATTATGTATGCAACTATCTGAAAGAATACAGCAACTTTGTAATGTAGTAGCAGGATATGAAGTAGATGTAAGTGCAAAGACAAAGGCATATAAAAGAGCGCAAGCAAAAGCCGCTGTAATGGTAGATAAGAATATACCACCAAGCTTGGCAAAGATGGCTATTGAAAATGATTCAGAAGTTATTGCGGCTGCTGATGCGCTAGAACAGGCACAGTCATTATTAATTATGGGTAAGGCTGAATTAGCCGGGGTAGAAGCCAAATATCAAGGCGTGAAGAAGATTATTGATTTAAAGGTAAGCGAGATAAGAAGTTTTAGAGGTTAATGTATTTACACAGTAGACAAAATGGTAAAAACAACGAGGTTATAAATTTTAATGTATATGTGTGGTGAACATTATGGCTAGGCCAAGTAAATACAATGAAGAATACAGCGAAAAAGCATACAAGCTTTGTTTGCTTGGTGCAACTGACAAACAAATAGCAGATTTCTTTGAGGTTGACGAAGCAACAATCAACAGGTGGAAGAAAGATCATCCTGAGTTTTGCGAGTCCTTAAAAAGCGGCAAAGAGGTTGCCGATATGAATGTTATTAATAGTTTATATAATAAATCTCTTGGGTTTAAGGAAAACGTAACAAAAGCTATTAAGTGCAAAACGGTATTATATGATAATGGTAAGCGAATAAGTGAAAAAGAAGATATTGTATATGCCGATGAGCAGGTATATGTTCCACCTGATACGACGGCATGTATATTCTGGCTAAAGAACAGGCAGTCGAAACAATGGCGTGATAAGGTGGAGCAGGAAGTAAATGTGAATGGCGATTTATCAATAGCACTAAAAGCAGCGCGTGAGAGAGTGCGAAATGACAAAGAATGAAACAGAACTTATAAACGATATAGCCTCATTTGAACTTGACCCGCTTGGCTATGTCTTATATGTATATCCTTGGGAAACTGGTGAGTTAGAAGAACATTCCGGCCCTGACGAATGGCAAAGGAAAGTATTAACTGATATAAGCGATAAACTTAAAAAAGGCGTATTAAACAATTTTGAAGATGTTATAAGAGAAGCAACAGCGTCAGGCCACGGCATAGGGAAATCGGCCCTTGTGTCGTGGCTTGTTGATTGGGCTATGGACACCCACGAAGACACTCGCGGTATTGTAACAGCTAACACCGACACGCAGCTTAGAACTAAAACATGGCCGGAGGTGCAGAAGTGGTCAAGGCTTAGAATTACATCACATTGGACAGAAGTCACAGCCACATCGATTTATTCTAAGACTGCTGGACACGGTAGCAATTGGCGTATTGATGCTATACCGTGGTCAAAAGAGAAGCCGGAAGCATTTGCAGGGTTGCACAACAAAGGTAAGCGCATACTGATAATATTTGATGAAGCTAGTACCATTGATGATAAAATTTGGGAAGTATCTGAGGGGGCCATGACTGACGAGAATACCCAGATTATATGGTGCTGTTTCGGTAATCCTACGAGAAACACAGGCCGGTTTCGTGAGTGCTGGCGTAAGTTTAAAAGGTTATGGCAGACATGGGAAGTTGACAGCCGTAATGCTAAAATGTCCAATAAAAAGTTGATTCAACAATGGATTGACACTTACGGATTAGATAGTGACTTTGTAAAGGTTCGCGTAAGAGGAATGTTTCCAAATGCATCTGCTAAGCAGTTCATTACTACTGCGGATGTTGATAAGGCCTACGGCAAGCATTTGCGCGAAGAACAATACAACTTTGCACCAGTTATATTAACGCTTGACCCCGCATGGGAAGGTGATGATGATTTAATTATTTCTAAACGCCAAGGGCTTGCGTTCTCTATACTTAGAACCATACAAAAGAATGACAATGATATTGAGATTGCAAATATAATGGCTAGGCTTGAAGATGATCATAAAGCTGATGCGGTAAATATTGACGCTGGCTATGGCACTGGTATTGTTAGCGCAGGGCGTACAATGGGGAGAAATTGGAATTTAGTGTGGTTCAGCGGCGAATCTCCTGAACCTGGATGCTTAAATATGAGGGCATACATGTGGAATGAGATTAGGAAATGGCTTAAAGAAGGTGGAGCAATACCACAAGATCAGGAATTATATGATGAGTTAACAGGCATTGAAACAGTGCCAAGGTTAGACGGTAAGATACAGCTTGAATCTAAAAAGGACTACAAAGAGAGGCTTGGACGTTCGCCAAATAAAGCGGATGCACTTGGCCTTTCTTTTGCTTTACCGATGGTACGTAAAAAGTCAGAAATGATGAATGGTGATATGCATTTCGCAAACCAAGGAAAACGGTACAATCCATTAGATAGGAGGCGGTAGAGTGGAAGAAAGAACATTGTATTTCATGGGTAAACCTATAGGGAGATTAAAAGGAACAACGGCGGTATTAGATGAATACAAACTCCCGGTTAGCAAGGAAGAAATAGAAAAAGCTATTTGCTTTATGA